AAGACCGATAATGAGTATATGAATAATTTAGAAATTAATGGAGGTATGAAATATGGCAATTAAAAAGCCGGATGAAATGGAAGTAAAAGACAAATATAATAAATCCGTTATTTTGCAGTCTGCAAAATACAAAAATAGACGTGATTTGCTTGATGTCTTATTAGATGAGAAGAAATACTATACAATTTCGGAAGTTGAAAATGCAATAAAAAAATATATGAACGGAGGTAGAAAATAATGTTAGGTGGAGGTACTTTCACGACTATGAACAAAGTTCTGCCAGGTTCATATATCAACGTAATATCAACTGGCAATGCGACGGCGGCTTTGTCTGATAGAGGTTATGTAGCCGTACCAATGGAGCTTGATTATTCTCCTGAAGGAGTTTTTGAAGTAACAGCTGCGGATTTTCAGAAGAATTCTGTAAAGTTGTTCGGCTACGAGTACAACTCAGAAAAAATGAAAAATATACGAGAGATATTTTGCAAGGCAAACACTGTGTATTTTTATAATATCTGCGAAGGCGGCAAAAAAGCAACAAATACATATGCTACAGCTAAATATCCGGGCGAAGCTGGAAATCAATATAAAATAAAAATTGAAGAATCGGTAGATGATGAAAACCGTCTTAATGTTTTGACAATTTATAACAGTACGGTTGTTGATGTTCAGCAAATAGAAAAAATTACATCAGCAAGCACAGAAAACAACGGACTTGTTGATAATGATTATGTTGATTTTAAAAAGAATGTTGTACCAACCGTAACATCTGGGAGTTCTTTATCCGGTGGTACTAAGGGAACCTCGTCAGGAGCCACAATACAAAAGGCTTTGGATTCGTTAGAATCTTATTCGTTTAATATTCTTATTTGCACATTGACACAGACAACAGATAAGAGATTGTATGTAAACTATGTGAAGCGATTAAGAGACGAAAACGGTATTAAATTTCAGGTTGTTATACATGACCCAGAAAATGAAATTCCGGCAGATTATGAGGGCTGTATTAGAGTGCCTAACAAGGTCGCTGACGGTTCTGAATCTGCGCATGAATTAGTTTACTGGACAGGCGGAGCAGAAGCGGCGTGCCGTGTAAATGGCTCTTTAACAAATGTTGAATATGACGGGGAATATACCGTTGACACTAATTATACACAAACGGAGTTATCTAACTTTATTCAGTCGGGGTTTTTGGCGTTCCATAGAGTTGGAAACGAAACCCGTGTGCTTGATGATGTTAACAGTCTTGTAACTGTAACCGATGGTAAGTCGGAAGATTTTAAACGCAACCAAACTATACGGGTAACAGACCAAATATCTAATGACATAGCTGTTCTTTTTAACACAAGATATCTGGGAATATCACCGAATGATAATATGGGCAGAGCCTCACTAAAAAATGACATTGTGAAAATACACGAGGATTTGAGAAATATAAGAGCAATTGAAAACTTTGCATCTTCTGATGTTACAGTCGAGGCAGGAGATAAAAAAGGCTCTGTAATCGTTACTGATACAATTACAACAATTGAAGCTATGAGACAGCTATATATGACTGTTTACGTTTCGTAAGGAGGGAAAATAAATGGATGAAAAAGACTATAACATAGCAAATAATGTGGTGATGAAAGCTAAGGACAGTTTGCAAGCTAACTTAGGAAAATGCACCATAACTAATGGCACTAAGCGTTATAACTTTATGCAAGCAATTAACCTTGAAGCCAACTTTGAAAAAACAAAAGAAGAAATTCCGATACTCGGTAAAACAGGTAAAGGAAATAAATCTACAGGCTGGAAAGGAACAGGGTCAGCAACATTTCATTATAACACTTCAATATTTAGGGAAATGATGGCTGATTATAAGAATACCGGAAAAGATGTCTATTTTGACATTACAATTGAAAACGGTGACCCAACGTCAGACGCTGGGTATCAAATAGTAACACTTAAAGACTGTAATATAGACGGTGGTATTCTAGCAAAATTTGACGCTGACGGCGGGTATCTTGATGAGGATATGGACTTCACATTTGAGGACTTTGAGATTACTCATTCTTTTACTGCTTTGACAGGATTTTTAATAAACAATAATAGCAACAACAATAACAACAATAATAGAAACAACTAATAATAGGAGGTAAAAAGATGGGAACATTAAAAGGGTTTTTGAATCCTAAGAAGGTTGAAAATATAAAATTCGTGGTGAGCAACAGATTCGTTGATGATGACGGTAATCCGTTAGAATGGGAACTTAGAGCACTTTCGGCAAAAGAAAGCGAATTGCTGCAAACCGATTGTATGATAAAAAAAGCTTCCAGCAGAAGAGGGGTGTCAAGTCTTGATTTAGATGCTGCTTTATACACAAAGAAGATGATGGCAAAATGTGTTGTTAAGCCGGATTTGAACGAGATTGACATACAGGACGCTTACGGCGTTTCTTGTGCGGAAGATGTTTTGGGAAACATGTTGACAAGCGGAGAGTACACAGCCCTTTCTAACAAATTATTAGATGTAAACGGTTTTAATGAAATATTTGAAGATGAGGTAAAAGAAGCAAAAAACTAATAAAAGGTGGAGACGCAGACAGTAACTATGCTTATTACTGTCTGCATGAACTCCACCTTTTACCTAGAGAATATTTAAATTTGTCCCGAAAAGAACAGGCTTTCATTGCGGCGTGTATTGAGATAAATCAGGAGGAGATAAAAAAGATTAATAAAAAGAACAGTAAAAAGAAATAGGGGGTGGTTATTATAGGAAAAACAATGAAAACAGCAATAGAAATACAGGATAAAGTTACCGCACCTATTAAATCAATGTATAATGCTATGAATCTTCTTATTTCCGGATTTGAGAGAATGCAGAATATGCCTGGAAATCTTGTAGATACAAAGTCAATTGCCGCTGCACGTTCTGAATTAACAAATGTAAAAACGGTATTGAGCGGAGCAGAAAAGGGCGCTAAAAAGTTGAACACAGCGTCAACATCTGCCGGAAATGCTGTTAAGACTATTGGTCAATCATCAGCTAACATATCCAGAGTTTCAAGCTCTATGAATTCAGCTGTAAACTCAACCAAAAGATTTTCTACAGCCACAACTCAATCTATTCAAGGATTAAGAGGTCTTGTGACAAGCCTATCGAACGTAAAAAATAAAATTGTAAGCGCAACAACTACTGGTATATCTAAATTTAAACAACTTGCAACATCAATGAAAGAAAGTTCCTCTTCTGGTAATGGTATGGTTGGTGTGTTAGGAAAAGTAGCGGCGGCTGTAGGCTCTGTTATGGGAGTAAAACAAATCATCGGATTATCTGATACCATGTCTCAAACAAAGGCTCGGCTTGATTTAATGAATGATGGACTTCAAAGCACTAAAGAATTACAAGATAGAATTTTTGATTCTGCCCAAAAGTCCAGAGGTTCATATCAAGATACGGCTGACCTGGTGTCTAAACTTGGCTTAAATGCAAAAGATGCGTTTGAAAACACTGCACAAATCGTTGATTTTGCTGAACAAGTGAATAAACAATTCGTTATATCCGGTGCGAGTGCGGAGGAAACAAAAAATGCAACATTGCAGTTAACACAGGCACTATCATCTGGAGTTCTTAGGGGCGATGAACTACGCAGTATATTTGAGCAAGCGCCCACATTGATTCAAAGTATAGCGAATTATATGGGTGTGCCAATAGGACGAATCAGAGATATGGCAGCAGAAGGACAAATAACAGCTGAAACGGTAAAAAATGCACTATTAGAGTGTGCTGATGAAACAAACGCTAAATTTGCTAGTATGCCATTAACATTTAGCCAGTTGTGGACAAATTTTAAAAATAGAGCTATGCAAGCATTTCAGCCAGTTCTTGAAAAAATAAACGAACTTGCAAATAATGGAAGGCTGGAAGAATACATAGGTAAAATAGCCGAAGCAATGGCGACAGTCAGTGATGTAATTATGAACGTCATAACGTGGGTATTAGACCATCAAGATATAGTTAAGGCGGCTTTTATTGGGCTTTCTGTTGCTATTGGTGCAATGACTGTAGCTATGTGGGCTTTTAATATTGCTTCATATGCCAATCCGGTCATTTGGATTGTTTTGGCTATTATAGCGGTTATAGCCTTATTAGTGGCTGGGATAGTTTTAGTCGTCGAACATTGGAACGAAATAAAAGATGCGGCGAGTGCTTGTTGGGAAGGTGTTAAAAGTGCTTGGGGCAATGTTACAGATTTCTTCAAAGGAATTTGGGATAAGATTGTTTCCGGTGCAACAGGTTTGTGGAATAGCATAGTTTCGATATTTACAACGATAAAAAATTTCTTTGTCAGTATTTGGAACAGTATGTATACTGTTGTTTCTACATTATGGGGAGCAATATGGAACACTATTTCTCCGATAGTTATGGCTATATGGAATTTAATAAGCACGATATTCACTGTGATATGGACAATAATTTCAACCATAATGCAGGGTATATTCCACGTAATAAGTAATGTGTGGAACGTAATATATAACGCCGTTTCGGGTGTACTAATCTCTATATGGAACATTATAACAAGTATATGGAATATTATATATACTGCTGTTTCAGGCGTGTTGTCCTCAATATGGGGTGCAGTGTCGAGCATATGGAACAGTATATATAATGCAATTTCGGGCGTGTTAAGCAGTATATTCAACACTGTTTCTAATATCTGGAACAACATATTCTCAGTTGTAAGAAATAAGGTTGTTGAAATATACAACAATGTTAAAGACAAGTTTACGGAAA